AATGCGCGGATCCGGAGCATCGTATGAATCCGGCAGCGGAAGCCCTTCACCGTAAGCCATGGCATTGGACTGCCCGGCCAGTACGATGACGTAGTACCAATCCGGCTCAGATGAAGGGCCGACCTGTGGCTCTCCTTCAATAGCCACCGCCTGCATCAGTGTGTACGGCGTAATGGCAACCGGTCCGCCGTATGGCTGCCAGCCCTCTTTCAGTTTGTGTGTCAGCTTTTCCGCAAGGTCTGACGGCGACGCCGCCCTGACAACATCGTAATGTTTAATCGACATCGAATTTCTCCCGTGTACAGGAACAGAGTTAAAAAGCCGGAACCGGAATCAAATCACAGGATGACCATCTGCCAGTGGCAGGTCATAAAAAAAAGCTGCGCAATGCGCAGCCAGAACTCACAAGGAAAATGATAAAAGGAATAACACTAGTGATGTACGCATGGCGCCTCCCGCTAAGTTCTGCAATGATCAAACAGAACTCGCTACGTGCCCTTAAAACTCGATCATTTAGCCCCTCCAAGGAGGATTCACCATGCGGTTGGTTTTTTAATAAACAGTAAACAAAAAAGTCAAGAATTATTCATTCTGTTCTTTCATCATCGGCCACAGCAATACCACAATGCCGCAGACCAGAGCGCCATCAGTCAGTACCAACATTATCCTGCTGGTGAAATCCATCATCACCATCACTAAAAGCAGGATCACAACAGCAAGCAGACACAGTTTATAAAACAATGTTCAGAAAACGCATTCAGCATGCCTAAGGTTCTATTCCTACGAATAGCCAACTTGCAACTTAAAATATTATTTATGCAGCCAATTAAATTCTGGTCCTTACAATATCAACCTGAAGATTCTTATCTTGTGCTGATTGATAAATGACAAACCTTTTACTACCTGCATTGAAAGAAGTAGACAAAACCAGACAATTATCATAACGAGCAAGAACATAATACCAACCATCATTATAATTAATCATTTCATATTCTTTCTTAAACTGTGGTTTGTAATATCCTGTCAGAAATGAAAAAAGCCAGAAATATGCCACAAAAGCAATCATCACAATCTCAAAAAAATGTTTTTTTATAAATGGCTTATCATAGAAGCATGATACCGATAAAAATCGCCCATAAGATCTTATCGAAATTGTAACCGCCAGCGCAATCGCTGCTGACAGTAGCAAAAGAGGTACCTGAATCTTCTGTCTCAATATAGAAAACTCAATAATTGCCGGCACAAACAATAATTCCACAGCAAAATAAAGGCGAAATACATTTAGCTCTTGCATAGAATGTTTTCTTTTCACTGCGAAAAAGAATACAACACCAATACCCCAACCGATAAGAAATATAGCAATGACGATAACTGCAAAAAATAAACTTCTGGCAACATCATCAACACCTGCACCTACAATCCACCATGGGAAGCCGTAGTAAAAAGAAGTACCCCATCCATAGAAATAAGCACTCCCCCATCCAAGGCATCCCATGTAGGCAATAAAAAGTGAAGAACTCCTGAGCAGCGCACCATCCTTCATAACCACCCCAATACAAGATGATAACATTGGCTTACAACTCATAACAAAAGCAATTCAATGCCGTCAAGAGGTTACAGGCTAAAAAAACTCTATTACATTGCAGTCAGCATGTTTACTACACAAATACAATTCAGAGCATAAAAACTACTCGGCGGCAGGTTATTGAGACTCATCAATGACATGTAAAAAACGCCCATTATTGGTGTCAAGTTTCCCCAAAGTTATTCAAAAAGTCAATATTATGCCGTTAATATGTTGCCATCCGTGGCAATCATGGCGCTAACGCGTGATCGCATTCAAAATGTTGTCTGCGATTGACTCTTCCTTGTGGCATTGCACAACCAGAGCGTCATACAGCGGCTTAACAGTGCGTGACCAGGTGGGTTGAGTAAGGTTTGGGATTAGCATCGTTACAGCGCGATATGCGGCGCTTGCTGGCATTCTTGAATAGCCGACACCTTTGCATCTTCCGCATTCTTTCTCAACAACTCTCCCCCACAGCTCTGTTTTGGCTATATCAACTGCCCGACCTGTACCGTGGCAATCTCTGCATCTTGCGCCCGGCGTCGCGGCACTACGGCAATAATCCGCATAAGCAAATGTTGCGAGCACTTGCAGTACCTTTGCCTTAGTATTTCCTTCGAGCTTTGCCACACCACGGTATTTCCCCGATACCTTGTGTGCAAATTGCATCAGATAGTTGATAGCCTTTTGTTTGTCGTTCTGGCTGAGTTCGTGCTTACCACAGAATGCAGCCATTCCGAATCCGGCTTGTGATTGCGCCATTCCCATAGCAGCCATCACATCAGTACCGGAAAGAGAGTCAGAAGCCGTAGCCCGTGGTGAGTCGCTCATCATCGGGCTTTTTGGCGAATGAAATTTAGCTACGCTTTCGAGTCTCATGCGCCTTCTCCCTGTACCTGAATCAATGTGAGGTTTCCGCAGAACACTGCGCCGGTATCGATATACATCTGGTTGGCAAACTTGAGTGGTTTCACTGCTGGCGTATGACCAAAGATGAACGTGTCCGCGCCTTTGATTTCTTTCACGATCCCGTCTTGTGAGTTGCTGATTCGTTCGCGGTTCCAGATTACCTGCTGATGATCAACTGGCTTTCCAAACTCGTATTCGTCACAAGGATAATCGGCGTGGCAGATGACATATTTTTTATCTTTGCTCACCAGTTCGATGATTAACGGAAGTTCTTCTGCTTTATGGGCAAGAGCTTTAGCCAGAATTTCTTTGTCGTAATCGAGATTAAAGAACCAGCCACCGCCATTAAGCAGCCAGTGATTGACGTTTCCACGCTCTGATAAGCCATCAATCATCATGTGCTCATGGTTTCCACGTACAGCTCTGAACCAGGGGAATGTGATTAATTCCAGGCATTCAACGTTCTCTGCACCACGATCAACCAAATCGCCAACCGAGATAAGCAGGTCTTTTTTGGTGTCGAATCCTATCGTCTCCAGTTTTTTCATCAGGTTCGTGTAGCATCCGTGCAGATCGCCAACTACCCAAATATTTCGGTATTTGCTGCCATCAATTTTTTCGTAATAGCGCATCTCTTTCACTCCATCCGCGATGAACCATGAGAACGTCGTTGACGATGGCGTGCATTTTCCCGTCTTTATCATCAACGTATTTTCTGACCGTACCGCGACTACATTTCAGTCTGCGTGCTACTTCTGTCTGGTTTCCGTATGCTTCAACGAGCATGTCTGGAATGGTTTTTACTGAGAACGTCATGCGGCCTCACTTCTGCTATTTCGCAGGTCTTTGAGTTTCTGCTGATACTCCGCCTTGATGGCCCAGCACTCTTCGACAGTCCAGCGATGGCGGTTATGGTTTGATTCGATTTCGTCTACTGCTTCCTGCCCGATGCGGTTAATCAGTTCGACGCGATACGGAACGAGATTTCCGCTTTTATGTTGGTTGCACACCACGCATTGCTTGTGAATATTGCGTTCATCAAATCGGAGTTGAGGCGCCGCAGCAGTTGTCCGGTAATGTCCGGCATCCCACTGAGCAGACGTGAGCGTTCCGCACGAGATACATGGTAAGTCGCGGTCTCTTTCTCTGACGAAGGCGTTTACGGCTTGTTGGGCTTGTTTAATCCAGTAACTGCGGGGCTTTAAGGCGAGTTTTCGAATCTTCAGTTTATCTTTCTGTTTCTGCTCCTCTCGTCGTCGTTTCTTCTCTGCTGCTTTTTCCGCTTTTTCGCGTTCTTTACTTCGTCGTTCGAGTGCTAATTGAGTTCCGTGTTCCGGGCAGCACCACCACTGATTTGAGAATGCCGGGTGAAAACATTCCTTGCATATTTTGCATTTCCTTCGCGCTGGTTTAGCCATTAAGCAGCCTCCCCTGTTACTTTCAGCATTCCGTTATCGAGCAGCTTTCTGGTCAGCCACTGTTGACCACGCCCGGTGATTTTTGTGGTGAACGATATCTGTATTCCGTGATTTGTGTTGACCGCTGTTTCTTTCACTGTGAAATAGCCACGATCCATATATTCCTGCATTGGCACATTGCGCCGGGAGCCTGAAGCAATAAGGATTTTGTGATCGCGCATCCACGCAAACAGTTTGTTTGGACCAATACCAACAACCTTTGCAAAGTTTCCAATCAAAATTCCGCTGGACTCGCCAACGCGATCGGCAAACTCAACTTTAGGTGCTGCGAGAGCAAGCTGTTTCTCCAGTTCAGCCTTCTGGTCTTCAAGGTCGGCCGCAAGGCGCAATGCCTCAGAAAAGGTTTGTGGTATTTTCGCGGTTGCCCCTTCGAGTTCTCGCCAGCGGTCAACAAGGCGAGCGGTGAATTCCGGCGACAACTGGGCAACGACAATAATGCTGTCGCGCTTACCTTGTTCGCCCTCAAAAACGTAAGCCTCTACGCCACGAAGTAATCCTAAGTTATTGATTTTTTCGAAAACCACCATTGGGGGATTTCGGATCACACCTCGAACAGCCAGTCGTTCAATGGATTGTTTCACCTTGTCATGACGACTTCCCACCAACTCAGCGATTTCAATGCTTGTCATTTTGATGGCATTGCTATTTATCAGCTCATTCATTGTCATGTCCTCTCACATTGAAAATTCAGCAATAAAAAACCCAGCCGAAGCTGGGTTTGTTAAGTTGTCAATTGTCAGTAGCGATGCAGTGAAGGCGGCAATTCTTTGTTCTTAAGCCTTTCCCATGCCAGAAGGTTCGTTGGTCCGTCTGGCTCATTGATATCAACATCTCGTGTGTGATTAATTAAAACGTCTCTCGCCATTCCAATAACATACGAGAACTCATGACCGTAGTCGTAGCATATGCCGGAATAGCCAGACTGAATCAGTTTTAATGCGGGATACAACTCACGGAACAATGCCTGTGAGCGGTTGGCATAATCCCACAGCCATACAAGGCTGTCTGTTTCTTTTGCGGAAAGCCCGTTGGGCTTCTTCTCTTGTTTGCCAGTATTTTTCTCGCACTGGCTGAAATAGCAGTCTTCCAGTTTTTCGAACACTTCCCACGCCTGATCGGTTTCGAGCATTTTTGCGTGACGGGCTGCGCCGCGTTCTGTCCAGAGGATGAGGGCGCGGGCATTTTTACCAACTAACCCGATTGTTTCGGGTCTGTTCTTAAACTCGCGTAATTCGTTTTTTTCAATTTTAAAGTAATGCTTTCCGGGCATGAATCGCGTCGTGTTGTTCAGAAAGTTATCAGAAATGTTTTTGATTTTTGTTCCGTAAAGGTGAGCCAACAGTTCAGTAGTAATTACGGGGATCTGGTTATAGGTAACAGGGGAAAGGTTTTCGACAGAAATTTGAACAGCCATAATGACCTCGCGTTTCGATAATTTTTACCTCGCCACCGTCAGGTGCTAATCATCGTGGTGGCGAACTGTGCGGGGTTAGCACTACCGGTCGAAACATCCGGCGAGCCTTTCGGCTCCCCCACACAGCCCGCCATAAATCGCGAATGTGACTGTGCTTAGCGCATAAAAAAACCGCCAGCGCGGTTATGCACCGTTTCGATATCCGGGGTGCTAATCCCGACGCCAGATTTTGCTGGCGCGTGAGGAATATAGCCCCGAATAAATCATCGCGTCAATCACCTTGTTTTCCTCGCACGATGTCTTAGCCACCGGATATCCCACAGGTGAGCCGTGTAGTTGAAGGTTTTTAAGTCAGATTCTTTTGGGATTGGCTTGCGTTTATTTCTGGAGCGTTTCGTTGGAAGGTATTTGCAGTTTTCGCAGATGATGTCGGTGAAACTTCGTCGCTGTCGTCTCATGCCGCCCTGTCTCCCCATCGCGCTTTCCATTCCAGAGCCAGTCGCGCTTCGTCTGACCACTTAACGCCACGCTCTGTACCGAATGCCTGTATAAGCTCTAATAGCTCCGCAAATTCGCTTACACGCATCCTGCTGGTTGACTGGCCTATTACCACAAAGCCATTCCCGGCAAGGTTAGGAACAACATCCTGCTGCTTTAATGCTGCGGTAAACACACACTTCCAGCTTTCTGCATCCAGCCAGCGACCATGCCATTCAACCTGACGAGAGACGTCACCAAGGCAAGCCCAAAGCTTTCGATTCTGGTCTAAGCTGCGGTTGCGTTCCTGAATGGTTACTACGATTGGTTTGGTTGGGTCTGGAAGGATTTGCTGTACTGCGTGAATAGCGTTCTGCTGATGTGCTGGAGATCGAATTTCAAAGGTTAGTTTTTTCATGACTTCCCTCTCCCCCAAATAAAAAGGCCTGCGATTACCAGCAGGCCTGTTATTAGCTCAGTGATGTAGATGGTCATCTTTTAACTCCATATACCGCCAATACCCGTTTCATCGCGGCACTCTGGCGACACTCCTTAAAAATTAGGTTCGTGCTCATCTTTCCTTCCCGTTCTTCCTTGGTAGCAAACCGGTAATACACCGTTCGCCAGACCTTACCTTCGATAACCAGAAGACCTGCCCGTGCCATTTTAGCCGCAGCCTGATTTATGCTGGTTACTGTTGCGCCTGTTAGCGCGGCAACGTCCGGCGCACAGAAGCTCTTGTGCGTCTCCAGATAATGAATAATTGCCTCTTTGCCCGTCATAGACTTGCTCCTTTCAGTCCGAACTTAGCTTTAATTTCTGCGATCTTCGCCAGCGCCTGAACACGATTTAGAGGTCTACCGCCCATGACAGGAAGTTGTTTTACTGGTTCAGGGATCGCCTCACCACGGTTAATTCTCGCAGTCATATGGACAAGCTCATCTGCGGCCTTACGGCGTAATTCCGCATCAGTAAGCGCATTGGCCCGCATGTTCTGATACAGGTTGGTAACCAGCCAGTAGTGCGCGTTTGATTTCCACGGATAAGACTCCGCATCCGGATACAGGCCTCGCTTCCGGCAATACTCGTAAACCATATCAACCAGCTCGCTGACGTTTGGCAGTCCGGCGATAACGGATGCTTCTTCCCGGCACCATGCAACAAACTGCCCGGG